TCAAATCTGATATAAAATATATTACTAAAGCACAACCTGTATTAGTAGATCATCACGAAGCTCATGCGATGAGTTCTGTTTTGATGACTGATTGGACAGATTGTGCGGTGATGGTTATAGATACCGTAGGCGGTAAATTTTCTACATCACTAGGAGTATATGAAAATGGTAGGATTGAATGGCTTAAGCGGTTTCGTTATCCGAACTCTCTTGGTCTTTTCTATAGTAGTGCTACTCGTTTACTTGGATTTGAGCCTCTTAGCGGCGAGTCTCAAGTTATGGCAGCTGCTGGGTACGGAGTTCCTAAGTGGGCTGAACTTATAAAGAAAAAAGTAATTTTACCTGAAGACGGTCATTATACTTTATTACATGATCATACTAGAGGCATGGGTTTTGGTACTCTTGATTGGGACATAGCTGCTTCTGTACAGCAAGTTTTTTCGGAGATTGTGTTTAATCTTTCAGACTGGTTATATCGTGAATCAGGTAAGACCAAATTAGCCTATGCAGGTGGTTGCGCTTTAAACTGCGTTACTAATACTTATCTTGCTAAGTTTTCTGCATGGGATAATATTTCTATTCAACCAGCTGCAGGAGACGCTGGCGCAGCACTAGGAGCTGCAGCTTTGATTGAGCGACCTCTATGGCAAGGGCCTTTTATAGGATACGAAGAATATTCTTCTGTTACTGCTGAAGAAGCGGCAGATAGAATCATCAAAGGTGATATAATTCCAATAATTAACGGACGAGCTGAATTCGGTCCTCGTGCACTTGGGAATAGAACCTTGCTTTGTGCCCCAATAAACTCTACTATAGATAGACTAAATCAGATAAAAGGTAGAGTAGATGATACTTGGAGACCTTATGCCCCTATAGTGCAAGATAAAGAAGCAGATAATTATTTTGATGTTATACGTCCTTGCACAAATATGCTTTTTACTGCAGACATTAAAGAAGAGTCTAATTTTAAAACCCATGATATGACGGCTAGACTTCAGTACATAGACGGATCTCAACCATATCTTTACAAAGTTCTTGAAATAACTCGTCAATATGGGTATCCTATTTTAATTAATACAAGTTTAAATGCCAAAGGCAAGCCTATGGTAAATAAGAAAGAAGATCTACATGAAATTCGACTACATTACTGAGGTTGAAACTGAAACGTTAAAAACAGGTAGAACGTATTTTACTCCTGATGGAGCATATCCTTCAATTACAACTATTTTAGGTAAGACTGCTGATAATACTTGGTTGCAGCGTTGGATAGATAAAGTAGGAGAAGAAGAGGCTGCTAGAGTCTCAAAAGAAGCAACTGATCGAGGCACTCTTGTTCACGAATACGCTGAACGGCATTTTAATGGTGAAGATGTATGGGATGATTTACGACAAGAAAGACTAGATGTTCGTCAAATGAGCCATGATTTAATTCGTGCTACTGAACGAGGAGTTGAAGAAGTCTGGGGACAAGAACAGGTCCTGTGGTCTAATAAATACCGCTATGCTGGAAGAACAGATATGGTAGGTATTTGGAAGGGTAAACCGACTATTATTGATTTTAAAACTTCTAAAAAGAAAAAGAATCAAAAGCAAATTACAGACTACTATATTCAGGGTTGTGCTTATGCTGTAGCACATAATGAAATGTACGGAACAGGTATTCAAGATGTAGCAATTATTATGACTATTGACGGAGACGATCCTATAATTTTTGAGAAGTCTGCTGTACCTTTTTTACCTTTATTAAAAAATAGGAGACAGATGTTTGATAAGCTGCAAACAAATTCCCATTCCAAAACTTGAAGGCGTTGATTTAAACAGACTTATGCTTTTTTATAAAATGGGTAATCAATTCTTTTTAGAGAGATACAACACCCATTCCTGGAAATCTTTTGATTTAATCCATGAAGAAAAATACTCTCCCATGATGAAGCATTTTCCTGCTATTAAAGATTGGGTAGAATTAGTTAAAAAACATACCGCTATTAAAGAAATTAAGACGCTATACCTTTCTGTATTAGCCCCTAAAAGTAGTATTCCTTGGCATACTGATAGATCAGACGATGTTTTATCTAATTCCTATATTACTTCTATTGCAACTGATAAAAGTTTTATTGAGTTTGAGAATGATAAAAAATATACTTATAAGACTGGCTACAGTTATGTTATCAGAACAGGTATTAGACATCAAATTATGAATCTAAGTGATGATTATAGAATCACACTATGTACAACACCAATAGGAGACAACCCATATGTTTCAATGGATAATTAATAAATATGAAGAATGGAAATTTGAAAGAGAATTTCAAAAAAAGAAAAAAGAATTACTAGAAAAAGATCCCTTTATTTATGATTTAAGCGAAGATGATAAGAAGAATTAAAAAACCACTGCTAGAATTTTTTGAAAAACACACTTTGACTGATGCTGAAAAAACCTTTATATTAGGATGTATAAATGCACAGAAAAAATATCCGCAACTAACTCACAGACAGTGGCAAATAGTATGCGAAATAAAGGACAAGTACAATGAGCAAATATCCAGGAGTTAAAAGACTTCCTAGCGGAAAAATTCAATACAGGGGGACTACTTTTGCAGGATTCAACAAACCGAAAAGATCAAACCGTGCTGGAAAGAAAGGCATGGTCCTCGCTAAAGAAGGCGATAGAATTAAACTTATCCATTACGGAGACAGTTCTATGGGGCACAATTACAGCCCTGAAGCGCGTAAGAGCTTTAAAGCAAGACATGGTAAAAACATTGCCAAAGGAAAGATGTCTGCTGCGTACTGGGCTAACAAGGAACTTTGGTCTGGCCCCAAGGGCAGCAAAAAATCACCACCAAAATCACAAAAGTACACACGAGGTCTTAAAAGACGATGAGTGCTGAAAGTCCTAAGTGTAAAAAATGTGGCCATGACTGCCATTGTGCTTGGGACCAGTGTGATTGTGCCTGTGATGTGTGCGATTGTGATACAACTAAGTCTAAGGAAGATATTCCTACTTCATTTTTTAACAAAAACTAATCATACATGAACGAAATTAAATTTCATCTTGTTCAAGACTTTCCTGAACAGTTAGTCTTGCCTCCGCTATCTTCTAAGAAACTTATTCCAGACTGGTTTAAGAAGATTCCTGGCTACAATGAAGGTGATCAGACCGTTAAAAAATGTGTACCTTTTATAGATGCAATGTCTATAGGCTACACGCTTCTTTCCCACATGGATATTGTTATTTACCAGCTTGAAAGCGGTGAGATAAAACTTCATTACTTAGATGAAAAACACGCACAGTTAGTTAAACGCTGGCCACCTATTGAGACTCACCCAGCAAGACAAATTCCTGGCTCTCCAATGGAGAACTACACTATTCTTAAATACATGAGTCCTTGGATAATTGAAACTCCAAAAGACTACTCCCTATTATTCCTTCCCCCTATAAATAGGCTTGAAATACCTTTAGTTCCGCTCGTAGGTTTTGTGGATACTGATACTTATTTTAATAACGTAAATATTCCTTTTATACACACTGGTTTAGAACCTAACGGAGAAAAACATCTTATACCAGCAGGCACGCCAATTTGTCAAGTAGTTCCTATCAAACGCGAAGAGTGGACTACTAAGTATACTTGGCTAGATAAACAACAACTAGATAAGCAAAAATATTCAAGAGAGCTTGTTAATAAAGATAGAGAAGATTGGTACAAAAACCACGCACATACTAAGAAACGTTATGACTGAATGTCTTATAGTAGGTGCTGGATCTAGTAAGCCAAAAGCTGTTGCGTATTCTTACTTGTTCTCTATTAGTGCAAATTTACACTATCCAAATGCTAATATTATATTTGCACAGGATGATCCTATATTAGATCAAATACTAAGAAAAGGAGTCGACGGGTTTAGAAAACAACCTGTTTTTACAACTCCGCAAAAATATAAAAAATACTCAGATCATAATAGGTGCATAGAGTTTGATTATAGAAAATTTTATAATTGCGGAAGTTTATCTTCTGGTTTAAACGCCATTGTTTTAGCACAATTCTTAGGTTTTTATCATATTGTGTTAGCAGGATTTAATTTTAATGAAAAAGACGCTAACTATAACGAAATGTTTAAAAATATAAAAGGCAATAGTGAGTATACATTTCTATGAAAATACTGGTAATGGGACTGCCTGGATCTGGAAAAACCTTTTTATCAAAGATCGTTGCAGAACACTATAATATAGCACATTTTGAAGCTGATGTTATTAGGCATTTATTTTGTGATTGGGATTTTTCTATTCAAGGTAGAAGACGACAAGCTATCAGAATGGCTAAATTAACACAACTTACTGATATATCTATTTGTGATTTTGTTTGTCCTAAAAATGAATTTATACCTTTTATTAATCCAGACTTTATTATCTGGATGGATACTATTGAAAAAGGTAGGTATGAAGATACTAACAAGCTATTTGAACCTCCACAGAGGTATGACTTAAGGATAAAAGAGTGGATTGGAAAAAACCAACTGTACAGCTGCTTGGAAGATGGCAACCCTGGCACGATGGACATACTGAGCTTTTTAAAAGAGCGATTGCCAAAACTGGTCAAGTAATTATACAGGTTAGAGATATGCCTCGTGATGATAAAAATCCTTTTGCATTCACTGAGGTTACTAATCATATAATGTCCAGCTTATCTATAGCGGGATATCATTATTCTAAAGATTATACAATTATTAAAGTTCCTAATGTTGTGAATATTACCTATGGAAGAGATGTAGGTTATACGATTACTCAGGAGCATTTTACTGAAGAGATAGAATCTATCTCAGCAACTAAAATTAGAGAGGAAATAAAATGAATCTAGCTACTTTACGTAAAGAGATTGAGCGTGATGAGGGTATTAAGTATGAGATATACTATGATCATCTTGGTTACCCTACATTCGGTATCGGTCACTTTGTAAAAACTGATGACCCAGAGTTTGGACAACCAATTGGTTTTCAGATTTCTGAAGAGCGTGTTATTGAAGCTTTTGAAGAAGATATTGAATCAGTTCTTAAAGACTGTAAAAAACTTTATCCAGACTTTGATGAACTTCCAGAAGAAGCTCAACATATTATCGCTAATATGATGTTTAATATGGGCTATCCCCGTATGTCTAAATTCAAAATGATGAAAGCAGCTGTCGATGCTCGTGACTGGCAACAAGCCGCTGTTGAAATGAAATCATCGCTTTGGTACAAACAAGTCACTAACCGTGCTCAACGTCTTTGTGACCGTATGAGTGCAATTGTTTAAGGAGAACTTATGAAAAGACTACTTATTGCAGGAGCTATGCTTCTGTCTTCCTTGTCTGCGTCTTTAGCCTCAGACCCTATTACTGTTGGTTTTGTCTATGTCGGACCAATTGGAGATCATGGCTGGACTTATCGTCATGATATTGGTCGCCAACAAGTTGAAGAAGCTTTTGGTGATAAAGTAAAAACAATCTATGCTGAATCAGTACCAGAAGGTCCTGATGCAGAACGTGTAATGCGCGGAATGATTAGTGAAGGTGCAGATATTATCTTTACAACTTCATTTGGTTATATGGAATCAACCCTTAAAGTAGCTAAACAAAACCCAGATGTTTACTTTGAGCACGCTACTGGTTTTAAACGCCATGATAACATGTCTACTTATGGATTACGTTTATATCAAGCTCGTCACGTACAGGGTGTGATCGCAGGTCTTATGACTAAGACAAATAAAATCTGTTAT